GCAAGTTCGCCAGAGTGATTTCTTCTTATATCACCTGTTGTATAATTGATCTTTGGAGTTTTATTAAAGACTGCTTTTGTACCGACAAAGAACTTGCCATTTTCAGGATTAACACCACAGATAATCGCAGGCGCTCCGTCCCACTTAACAGTCGTATTAACCTTAACGCCGCTTTTACCAGCGAGCATATCTCTTAATGATTTTAGAAAGTTTAATGCGTTATCCCCACCTTTAGAGCCATCATTAATAATAGCATCTTCTAAGTGCTCGAGATGTACGTTTCTTTCCTTTGTAATAAACCCTTTAAAACTAAACATTTCTCTCTCATTGTTCCCATAACTATAATCACTTGTTCCATATAAATCAACTTATTTACTTATATTTATATGTAAAAATCTTGGGATACCACCTTGAGATTGCCAAACTTTGTGTTTATTTTGAAACTTAACTAAATTATGTGCATCTTCTTCAAAGAAAAACTCAGCAATAACATTTTTCGTAGGATATTCCATAACTTGCCAGATAATATCGTTATCTATCTTGGTCATCTTTTTACGATAATGTAAAGTTTTTAAATTGTTATTTCCGGGTCTTTTATCACCCTTATGAAATTTAACTTTCTGTAATTTCTTTTTTGGCATCTTCTTTTTCCAATCTATCTATGACCATTGATAACCATAGATCATATACTTTTCTATCGCCTGCCCAAAAAACATCATCTGTTCTTCTCATTCTACCAGAGTTTTTCCAGTCTTTAATTTTTTGAGTTGTTGGCCATTTCATTATGATATCTTCATATCCCAGCTTATGATTCTTTTTAGTTTAGCAGATTTACTTGGTTCAGTAAAGTGTCTAATAAACTTTGGTAATACTACAATCTGTCCTTCTTGTACTGGCAATGGATAGTATATTGTTCTATCGCTGTACCAATCATTCCAAGGTTGTATGTATTGTGTAACTCCAGCTTTTTTATCCATCTGTAAATATAAGATACCTGTAAGACCTATACTACCGTGATCGTGTGGAGTATGATACTCACCTTTCTTATATGATACTGACCAGATATCTTCAATCTGAATATCTTTTTTTAATTTTTGTGATAACATATTTAATTCTTCACCACAGATATTTGCAAATGCTTCTGCTAGGTTACTTCTATCACTTTGTCTATTTGTAGCAAACGTTTGCATACCGTGTCTTTTTTCTGGATAACCTTTTAGTAAAGTTGTTAGTGATTTTTTTTTATCACTAAAGTTTAGTGTAGGAATTGTCCAGTAGGGTATTCTGAACAGTGTTTCTTCAATCATTAGTTTATCTCCTTATCATCTGGCGTTATTTCTTCTCTATAATCTAGTCCTATTTTTTCCATAACAGTATTAAAGTCTTCTTCTATATGCCAAAAGTTTTCTTTTGACCAAAGAGCAACTTTATCTTTTGCTGTTAAATCTTTGTATATAGTTACAATGTTATCTACATTGATTACAATATCTCTACCCTCAAAGGGTGCGTTAGCATTTTTGAATACTACAAATTTTGCCATTATATACTCCTATAATTTGAAGTCAGAAAACTTATCATAACTTTCTTCTGGTGTTGGATATTTTTCTACTTCTTTTGTTTGATTACTATCTACTATATTTTGTGCTGTGTTTTCCACATCATATAATCTCATCTTTGCTCTATCTACGCCTACAATAAACGCTCTATTCATACTAGGGTCATTGTATCTATTTTTTAATTGTTTTACTTTCATCTGACCTAACGCCTCTAATTCTTCGTTTGACATTAACGCAAACATAAAGTCAGCAGTCGCTGGTAAACCAAATGATTCTGATGTATCTTCTAAACCAATATCTGTACTTACAAAACCTGTTCTAGTTGTTTGTGTTGCACTAAAGATTGGAACATCAAACTCAACAGCAAGACCTCTTAATTCTTCAGCGATTGCTTTAATATAAAAGTATGATGATATGTTACCACCTTTAAATCTACTTGACGCACATATGTTTAGATAATCAATAAAAATAATATCTGGTTTAAACGATTTCTTCAATGCTAGTTCATTAAGTAAACTTCTAAAGTGACCACTATGTGCTGACGCAGTTGGATATTCTTTTATAATTAACTTACCTGTTGTTTTACTTCGTAATTTAGAAACTTTATTTTCATACAACTCTTTTGGCATAGCGTGTAAATCATCAATGGTTACATCAAATAAATTTGCGTCTATTCTTTCAGCAATTCTTTCTTCTGCCATCTCTAAAGTAATATATAATACATTTTGACCCTGTGTTAAAAAATTATTGGTATTGCCTCTGGCGTTCTTTTAGTATCTTTATTATCTAATATCTTAATACCATCAAGTACAGCGTTATGTACTGCTCTATCTTTACAGAACTTTTCTGTTGTATCTAATAACCATTGTTGTTCTACTTCTTCGTGTGATATTGTGTTAATAAGTTCTTTTACTGATTTATATTCTTCTTCATTAATATCTTTACGAGCATTTAACTCAATTAAGATTGCTTCTTTTGTTGGTAAGTTTTTATATTTGTTTACAAAATCATTAACTTGATTGAACAGAAGTTTCTCATCTCTTTTTGTAAAGTATAAAGATTTAAGAAACGGTAAAACTTTTCTAGTGTAATCTTCATTAAAAAAAAGATTACGTAGAATTGTAGTTTCTATTCTTTCGTTATTGTTCGAATTTGATAGTACCATTTTTTAACTGTTCCTCCACAAGTTCAACTAATATATCACCAATATAGTTTCTAAACTCATCGCATTTAACATTAACTTCATTTGGATTTTGAAAAACATCATACGTAAACTTTAAAGGCAACTGATCATTTTCATTTGGTTCAGTTGCAAACTTTACTTGATTATACTTAAAGATAACACCTTCAAACTCACCATCTAATAACTTTATACAACTAAAGTCATCGCCTTGTTTTTGAGCAAAAGCGTATCTCTTAGTTTCCGTCTGATTCTTCTTCGTCTGATCCGTAGCTGAATTTTCGTTTTGCGACTTCATCTATCTTATCTAATACCTCTTTTGTAAAATATTTCTCAGGGTCATCATTGATATTCTTACCAAAAACTTTTGAACCATCTGGCATTTCATATCTTGTTGATACTTTCTTAAAGATACCCGCTTCTTCAGCAAGTTCAATAAGACCATAATATTTGTCTAAACCTTTTTTATAAGTTAGTTTGACATCTATTTGTGCGTTTTCTTTTGTTAACCTTGATTTATAATTTTTACAATGGATAATATTACCAACGACCTCGGTACCTTCTTTATCTTTTCGTTTACCAAGATAGATGATTGATGATGCAGCGTATTTCAAACCACTACCGCCACCCATCTCTTTTTGAGGAAACATTGAACCAATGACATCATAAGTGTGGTTCGTCATTATCATAGGTATATTTGCTTTACCTAGTTTCAATGTTAATACTCTAAATGCTGATTTAATAATTTGACTTCTTGTCATATCTCTTGTTTCTTTACCAGCGGCTGTATCTTCCATTTCTTTTGTAGTCGATAACATACCTAAACTATCTAATACAAACATTAATGGTTTTCTTTCTTTTTCTGGTTGTGAGATATATTTGTCTAAAATCTTTATAGACTGATTTCTAAATTCTTGTACTGTGGCAACTGGAACGATAACCATTCTCTTACTATCTACACCACGACTTTCAATCATCTCTTTTGAGATCGCACTTTCTGATTCAAAATAAATGACACCAGCGTCTTTATCTGTATCTAAAAAATGTTTACAAATACCTAATGCGAAAAATGTTTTACCTGTTGCGGCTTCACCAGCGATTGCTGTAATCTTGTTTCCTGGCATACCTCCATAGATACTACCAGATAATAATGCGTTAAATGAATACGAGCCAGTATCAATAAAATTTGTTACATCAGCGCTATCAACACCATCACTTACAAGTGCGGCATATTCATTACCCGTTTCTTTAATTATGTCCTTTAGAAAATTGCTCATATTCTTTGTACTCCTTTTCAGTATAACTAATTGTATAATACTTGATACCTATATCATAACACACTTTCTTAATTTTGTCAAGTTCAATAGCAGGAAAGTGATATGACATATATTTTCTAGGTCCTTTGTATATAGTTATTCTCATTTATATTAATATTAATAATACATCTAACGTTGTTTTTTGGTTGTTCGGCGGT